TTCTTTTGCTATTTCTCTAGAAAAAATAAATTTTTTGTTTGTTAAAGTATTAAAAAGAGTGCCAAGATTTAATTTTCTGAGTACTAAATCTTTTTTAAACTCTATTTCAGGAGATATAGATGCCATTCTAATTAAAAATAATATACAAAATTTTTCTAGATTGTTTAGAGGTGGTAATTCACTAAAATTGTGTATATTTTCATTGAGTATTGTTTCAAATGCATATGAAATTGAACTTTCATCTTTATTAGAAATAAATTTATTGAGAGATCTTAGCTGTTTAAACGAGAGTTCTTTAACTTTAGCTTTTAGTGTAGAAGATGGCAGTGTAAAATTTAGATAAAAGTCCATTTAAAAGACTTATAAGAAGCCTAATGGATTTATACTACCTATACCGTTTTGGAAGGTAGTAACTCTTGGGATTTCTCCATTGGATATTCTGTTTACTATATCGGCAACAGGTAAATATAAGCTACTTTCAACTGTATAGTTAGAATAGGTCCATCTTGTCATAAAATTATTCACAGTTTCATCACTATAGTTAAAACTTTCTTCACCAATGTTGTAGGGTACACAGTTATAAAATGTCCAAGCTTTTCTAGGAATCATAGAAATGCTTTCTATTGTTCTTCCGTATTGTAAAAGAGTCATGTTACATTTCATGTTTAAAGGATCTCTTTTTCCTGGTGTGTCACCTGGTCTTGCAGTATACCCGTAGTGTGATGCTAATATAGCCCAAGGTCTTAACAAGTGATCAATAAAAGATGTGTTTGTATCTCTAAATTCTATAGTTAATGTAGGTGGATCAATTTGTCTGTTACTAGCAATAATACCAGGTAAAAACCCTCTATTGTTAGGAACAGCAACTGAATCAACATTATACTGCTCAGAAGGTATAGATATAGAACTTGCAAATAAGCAACCAATAATTCTTTGTAAAGGAAAGCTTTTTAAAATAGTTACAGCTGTAGAAATATCATACCCCTTTTTACTACCATCTATTCTTTCTAATGCTTGTATTATATCTGTACGGAGTGCTGCAGGGTAATTATCTATAACTATAATCCATTGAGTTGACATGGGAAGCGCAGTAAACCACGATTCCATTTGAAAGAGAAAATAGTCTCTTGGGCTGATTAACGGTACCCCTGGTATATTAAAACCAAAAAGTTCTAATATTTGAGGTGCAAAAGAAGGGTTAGTACCGTTAAATACCCCGGTAAAATTCTTGCCTAGTGATTCTAGTGCTGAGGTGAACGGATTATTCACCTAATTATTTAATTAGCTTGTCTTTCTCCAGTAGTGAAATGAGACAGTAGCAACAAATTCAATAGTATTGCCTGTACCTTCAGAAATATTATAGCTTAATGGGCCAACACTTCTAACAGAAACACCAACCAATTGATATTGTGCAACCTTGTTCATTTGATTATCTAGCTGTACTAGGTCTATAACGGCTGTCTGCTTAGGTGAGAAGTAATTACCTGTAGAAGTTGCATCGTTAAAAATAGCTTGTGACCATTGCTCAAATTTCTGTCTAATTTGTGACTGTGCATCAGCATAAAAAGTTAGCTGATAAGCTTCAGAACCTGGATAGGTTGCATTGCCAGGTATATTGAAGTTCAATCCCATATAAGGGACTGCTACATTGGAAATAGCTCTTTCAGGTAGAGAAGCTGTCTTAACATAAACTAAATCATCTTGATCAAAAGTAATATCACCAACACCACCAGTGTTAATAGATAGTACTCTAAAGTTATAATCACGAGCAAACTCACGATTTTGAGCTACTCTATAAAAGTCTTGAATAAGTTGATTTACGTCTGCCATAAAATTATTTATTACCCTTCATATTTTATGATACTATCTCCTGGAAGCTTACACCAGTACGTGTAGCATAGAAGTTAGCAAGGATAAATTCTGCAGCTCTTGTTGGTTTGATATAAATGTCAACAACCAAAGTATTTTGATCAATAATTTCAGGTGTATTATTTCTTTCGTCACATATGATCAAGTAATCATATACTCCTTGTGTATTTTTTGCATTATCAAATATTGGTGTGAGTGTATTAACAACCTGTGTTCTAGTGAAGAGTGTGTTGGGTTCAAACACAAAGTATTTTACAGTATTTTTCACAGCGGTTTCAAGGTTAATAAACAATCTACGTACATTAATTCTATCAAATGCACTTGGCTTTCTCTGTAGGGTCTTTTGACCGTATACTACAAAGCCTTCACCTGGGAAGAAAACAACAGGGTTCAAATTAATCTTATAAAGAAGATCTCTTTGATTTTGCTTGGGGAACAGCCCTAGATCTGTTATACCTGTTACAATACCTCTTGTAAATCCTGCAGGAGCAAACCAAGGCTGATAGTTACTATCAGTATTACCCATTAATGCTGCAGCAAAACCAGAGAATGGTACCCATACTTCTTGAGATGAAGCAATATCTGTTACCTTCACACAATTTGCATATGTACAAACAAAGCTTGAATTAATACCAGAGAACTGATTTCTTAATGGCCAATAGATGTTACCGGAGAATGTTTTGGTAGGATCATCTAGGGTCTTAATGTTCTGGCCTTCTACAAATATGTTTGTAATAGGATCAGCAATAAACAATAAGTCTTTACGTTTCTTTTCTGCAAAATTTACAAATTCAGAAGCAACAGCATTATAAAGAGTCTGTACTTGCGATGTTGTACCGGTGTTTTGTGCAGTTAATCCAGTTTGGACTGCAGAATATCCAATGGAATCATCAAAGTATCCACTAGTTGCTGGATTCTGGGCATTAACATAAACTGTTCCTAACCCTGCTTCAACAGCAATATTGAAAGAATAAATATCAGCATTTTCAACCTTGTCAAATAAGCCTTGTAGCTTAGCAGGTACATTGCCAATAATCTTTGTTTCAATATCTTGTGAAGTATAATCACCAAGTGCTACTAAAGCATTTGTTGGTGTACCAAGAGAGCTGTTAAATTCAGCAATAACTGCGCTTGGAGCACCTACCCTAGTTGTATATGTAGCAGGGGTGTCACCAGCAATGGTGTTGAGAAGCTGTGAACCTAAGAAACGTACTTTCTTAGTTGGTATACCATTATCATCAAGCCATGTATTACCTCCCTTGTTAGAGATGTAAGGATTGACTAAGGTTGTAACTGCTAGAGAATTATTATCTAGAGTCTCCATAAAGAAGCTCTTAGCAGGGCCACCAGACTCATCATTAATCTGGCGGTAGTAATCAAATGATCCTACATAGCTTTCTTCTAGAACGTAATCTAGGGAAATTGTATCAGGAGAAAACACAGACTGACGGAGCTTGAACACCCCTAATACAGCTGTATCATCAAACTGGCTGCTGTAAATGTCAAATGTTGGTATATTTTCTATTGCTTCAGATACGCTATTACCTACACCTGCTTGTGTGGCAGATAGAGGGAATGATAATCTTGCAGGTGGTAGAGGAATATATTGGTTACCACTGATTGTTGCAGCATTAGAATTGATAGAAAGTACTTTGTTAATATCATCATATACAGTTGCAGGATTTAAATTAGTGTTGTCTATAATACCAAGATAATAACCTTCATACCTGCTATTGATTGATGACTGTGACTTATTGAGGATAATTAGACCAGCTTTTCCAAGATCATTTATAGTCTTAAAAGATGTTGTAAAGCCGGGAGTATTAGCAGAACTTACAGAAGGGCTCCAGTTAAATGCTGTACCACGAAGAATATTGAGATAATCTTCCTTAGACAATTTAAAGTGTGTAGGTAATCCAAAGAGGTAAACTGCGCTTGCTCCTGCTAGGTTAGTATTTCTTACATCACCGTTTAATACTGGTGTATAGCTTGAGGAATCAATTGCACTTGTACCGGGATAATAAGCAACAACTGGATATACTAAAGCAGTATATTCATCAGTAGAAGTTATACCAGCACCTTCACCATATGGCATTCTATATACTATAACATCGGAAGGACTAGAGAAAGATGCCTTGACAGTATGATAAAAATATCTTTCGGCAGCATTTGTTGGCTGACCATAAATCTGTTCAAACTCGGAAAGACTGGCAATAGAAATTGTTTCACCAATTGGACCTTTTGAAGCAAATCCAGGAATAAGTATAGATGTTGTACCTGTAGGTACTTGGTTTAATGATAAATCTACTTCACTTATTTGAACCCCGGGGCTTTGAATTACACGCTGTGCCATATAAAGTATTTATTTATTTCCAGACAAAGTTTTGTAAAAAAAATTAAAGATTGTTGACATTTTCAACCAGTTTCACAATAAATTGTGAATAAGCAAATGAAAATGATGTTTCTATTTCATCTGCGGTGCGGTAATTTAAGTTCATCCCTCCAAGTGACGTGGGGAATGCTTTCTTAAATAAAAATTCTACAACTCTCTTATCATATTCATCTAGTAAAAATATAGAGATGTCCGTTGAATAAAGATCTATAGATTCAATCTTTGGTTTAATATTTCTAAGTTCTGCAGGTCTGTTTGTCAAGTTTTTAATATCAAAAATACCAGTTTCTGCATCGTTTAGTAAGTTTAACCAGCTATATATTACCCAGTAATTGTTCATTCTGTTGTCTACTGTAAACCCAACTGTAACAGGCTCCCATAATGGTCTTGCAAAGCTAGATTGTACAAAAGGTTGACCGCCATATATAATTTCAGTCTGAGGAATATTAACATCAGGAACTGTTACACTAAAAACAGAAAATTGCATAGTTGGTAAATTAATATGATCTTCAGTTCTCAAGAACTTTGAATTAATTTCTTTCAAAGCATCTGGCACATTTAAAACCAGTAAAAACCTATCTTTGCGTAACTTGTTAAAAGGCGATTGATTATACTGTACTTGATTACCCATTTAAAAAATTCCATCCTTGTTGTTGAAGATCATTGATATCTGTATTTTGTTCTTCATTATTTCCTTGTATAAGGACTGGTGATGGAACAAAGTTTGTGATATCTTTTTCATTGTTATATATGCTGTTTGGATTAATAAAATATTTAATACCAAAGTCTAGTGATTTAATTTTTAATGGTTTTTTATTTTCATCAAATTCTTGAACTTCAAAATATTTTTCTGCTAATTCATTTTCTAGTACAATTAAAGACCACACCAAAGACATAACTCTATCATCCCAGTTATCAACACCAGGTCTTGCTCCCCATGTACCGTTTGCATACCTTATGAAGTTTTTTAATTCAACTAGTGTGTTGATGTCTCTAATTTTTACAACTCTAAGCTCATTCATCCAATATCTCATATTTGTAACGCCTTTATATTTTGTATTTGTATGGGCTTGTACACCTATTTTATTACCTGCAGATTTTGTTCCATAGGAAACTATATTATCATAATGTAAGGTGTTTTTAAGCTGATCAACAACCTGTGCACCACAGTTGTTTCTCTCTATACATGCAAGAGGTGATCCCCAGTGTTGTAAGATTTCAAAAAGTTTAGCAGTAAAATTATACGGGGAAATAGTTCTATCATGGTATGTAGCAACTTGTTCTATATTTTTTAAATTTGTAATATCAAATATTTGTATAACGCTTGCAGCAGCTCCTACTCCTTCGCTTATATCTACACCTGCAACATAAATTCTATCTTGCTTGAAAGTATCCCAGAGCAAATATTTTCCATCATCATAAACATATTCTGGCTCTCTAACTTCTGATTTCATTTCTTCAAAAAGTTTATCATTAACAGAACTTTCACCTGTCTGTAAAAATACATTTCCAAATTCCTGATCAAATGCTTCAGTGCTTCCAAGAGAGCGGATAGTTTTTTCTTTCCAATCTTCATCTCTACCTGGAACTTCCCACCAATCAACCCTTTCTGCTTTCCAGTCGTTTTTTCCTTCTGTAGCTCCATTATAAAGTTCATAAAACAAATTATCTGTTCCGTTAGGGGTACTAGCTATAAAAATTTTAGATTTTTTAGAAGAAGAAATAATGGGATAAACTGATCTCCAAAATTGTTCAACAAGATGATTATCAATAAATGCTAACTCATCAAGAATTAAGCAATTTACAGAACTACCTCTACCTGCATCAGAAGATGTTGTAGATATTCCTATACTACTACCATTACCTAGGGTCATAGATGTCTTTCCATATTCAACAGTACCAGGTTTGAGATAGTTTGGTAATTGTTCGTAGGCTAATCTAACTCTTTTGAATATGTTGATTGCTGTACTTTCTTTATTTGCTACTATTAATATGTTCTGATCTTCATTAAAGCAAGCAATCCACAAGGCATATATAGTGAGTAGTGTAGATTTACCTATCTGTCTTGATGCTAATAATACAACGAATCTATTATCTCTAAGAGATCTTAAAATTTTCTTTTGATAGTTATATAATTGTATTTGTTCTTTACCTCTATCTAGGTTAACAATATAGAAAAAATTCTCAGCAAAATATAATATGTTCTTTTTACATTTTTGTATATCGGCTACCCATTTAGGGTTTGATGCATAATCAAATTGAGCGTCAGGTCTAGGTAAATTTTTGTTGCCTAAATAAAATTGTTTATTTTTATTATCGCTCATTTATATAAATACTTAATATGAATTTAACACGTCAAATGAAAGATATTGAGAATCTTTATAATGAAAAGGTAAGCTTTCCTACAAAGGATACATTTGAACTAGCTAAAGATGCAAAAGAAAAGAAAAAGCCATTTATCAGTAAACCTTCTGGTCCTGCAGAAGCAAGTGGATTTAAGGAAGAAATTTGTGATCCAAAAAAATTAAAAGGTGAAGAAACATTCCAAGGTGCGGAAAAACTTTCTAGTCAAAATTTTAAAGAAAATATTGAAAAAAGTGAGCAAAAGGAAATAAATACTTTTATGAGCAAGTCAAATTTTGATAAACTTTTTGAAGATGTAATGGGTGCTAGCACCGATGCACAGGATGCAGTAGATCTTGGTATTGATGTTGGTGGTGAAGAAGCTGGTGCTTCTGAAGGTGAAGTAAGTTTTTCTCTACCTCGTGATCTTGCTGAAAAGCTACATGAGGTTCTTGCTGCTGTTCTTGGCGGTGAAGAGGATAAGGGCGAAGAGGAAGTTGGCGGTGAAGAAGCTGGTGCAGAAGGCGAAAGCGAAGATGCAGAAGCTCCTGCCGCTCCTAGTGAAGATGCGGAAGAGAAGAAAGATAAGAAAGAAGATGAAAAAGAAGAATCTCACAAAGAAGCCACTGAGCTAAAAGAGGTTCCTGCTTCTGCTGGACATAGTTTAACTGGCAAAAACAACAAGGTTGGCGGCACTGTTGATAGCCTTGTTGCAAAAGGCCATGGTGATGGCAAAGTAAAAGGCGAAGTAGATGGTAAAGGCAAAGATCTACCTGATAGCGCCGGCGCTAAGTTGCAGTCTAAGAATAATAAAGTCCCTAACAAGCACAACGTTGGTGACTATCTATTCAAAAAATAATTTGGTAGTGTAGGTAAAAAAAGAGCCTAACGTAAGTTAGGCTTTTTTTTTGATTAAATAATATTATGACTTTCTTTGAGTTTTTTTATGATGATAAAAAGATAGGTCCTAGACATTTAAAGAATGATGGTTTGTTAAACACATCAGTTCCTGAGAAACCAATTGCTGATATGCATAAAGCAAAGAAAGCAGATGGTACCGAAGAATTAAAAAACAATAAAAATAGAAAATACATAATTCTTAACAATTTAGAAAAAATAAAAGAATTAAAAAGAAAACATAATTATGTTTCTACCTTAAAGCCTGGTGAAGTAAAGAAGTTGATAGGTACTAATATTAATATTATGCTAAACCCGAAAGGGGGGTATTTACTTTTTCAAAATGATTAATGATGATTGTTCAATGTACTTTAAAGGCAGTCCAGGTATACTTACATACCCTGCATCAAATGGAAATGTAAATGAATGTTTTTCTCTAGTCGATAAAGACAATAATATTGGTGATATTACTATAACTGATAATTATTGGAAAGAGCAAATCAATTTATATGGTCAAAAAGTGGGTTATATTCTTAATAATTTTACAACTGCTAGTGCTGACAATTTATATGGTGAACAGCCAACACAAGCCTATTCTCCTCCGCAGACAATAAAAATGTTAATTGATTTAAATGAAAATGCTTTAATGTTATCAAAATATGGTCTTCAAGCTGATGATGAGATAACAGCTTATGTACATATTTCTTCGTTCTATGAAACGTTTGGATGGGGTTCTGAGCCCAAGTCAGGTGACTTGTTCCAGCTTACTGAGTATGGTAGTGATAGACCTGGAGGCAGAGATGGGAAGATTTTTGAAATAACAGAACGACTAGATGAAGATTCAGCAAGAATAAACCCTTTAATGGGCCATTATGTATGGCTAATTAAAGCTAAGAGATTTGAGTATTCTTTTGAGCCTGGTTTGTCGGGCGAGGCTGTTAATCAGCAGGTTTTTGACGATACAAAAAATAATACAGTCTCCGGAGCAGATAAACCATATGATTATAGTGTAGAAGATGCATCAAAAAAGATATTTGATTATAGTAAAACAGATTATGGTGATGTTTACGGTAATTATTAAAGATCTGTTTCTAACGAATTTACCGGCTCTTTAAGAGGCTCATTTCTACAAAATGCTATAAGTTTATCAACCTCTTGACATGTATCACAACTTAAGGAATCTACGGTTGTATTGTTATAAGTAAAAGTGTAAACAATTTTATTTTGGTTTTTTCTTATAGTTCTAATTGTATAGAGGCCTTGCTTGAAGAACAATTTATTAGAAAGTAAAGCTCTGTTAAGCTTTTGCTTATCTACTGCAAAACTTGTTCCTGCTGGGTATTGCATATCTTGATATCTTGTTTATTTATTTCTAAGTTAGATTCGTTCTCATGAATCTCAACCTCATCTACCATTGATTCAATTCTTTCTTCAATATATTTTTGAAAAGCTAAGGGCTTAATCCAGTCAATATTATTAGCAGTATCTATTTTCATTTGCTTAGCTTTAGAGCAAACTAGCTCAATTGCTTCAATAAGACATAGCCACCTTGCATATGTCACTAA